ACTTTTGCTGGGGGATTTCAAAATATGCATGAAGTTACTGTAGTTAAAAAGAAAGTTAGATATACTCTAGGATCTTTCTGGGATGATAGAGAAGAGTCAGACTATCCTCAAGAACTAAGAGATCAATGGGCAATTGAGCTTCAAGAAGTTAGGGATAAACAAAAAATTGAACAAAAAGAGTGGAACGAAATAAGAGACAAAGGTTTAAGACAAACTCCAAGATCAGAATTATACCCAGCTTCTGAAGTAGAGGATATAAATGAATAGCAATGATGTTGGCTTTGAGCAATTTCATATGTTTAAATTAAAGATACAACAAGATAAAATTTTTTATTTTGAAAATGCATTAAGTTTTCCATCTGAATTAAAAAGTCATATAGAGTATATTGATGATCAGCCAGAGTCTTACAATAGAATATCTAAGTGGGAGCCATGGACGGCAAGTGATGATAAATCTTTAGTTTATGGAGCAACTAAAAAAATTGATACTCATGTTGTTAAATCAACTAAAACTATTAGCTTAATTGATAAAAAAGTTCTATATATATCTAATGAGTTTGAAACGGCATTTGAAATGTGTGCAGATAGATACATAAAATTAAATGGATTAAATAAAGAAAATTATTCGCTAAACCTTAAAGGCATTTTAATAAAAAAATGGAATTCTGGTCAATCAATGGGTCCTCATTTTGATGGACAAGATGGGCATAATGCTCTTGCGTTTTCGCTAGTTGCATATATTAATGATGATTACGAAGGAGGGGAGATTAGCTTTAAAAATCAAAATATTAGCATTAAGCCCAAGGCTGGTAGTATAATTATTTTCCCATCTCAAGAGCCGTATATTCATGAGGTTACAAAAATAACAAGCGGTACTAGATGGATGAGCCCAGCTCATATATACTCTAAATAAATGAATGGTATAATAAAAAAATGACTACAACAGGAAAAGGTTTTAGATACCCCGTCTACTCAGATACCCCAGACGTACCGAGAGATCTAGCTTATCTGGCAGCAGACGTAGATGCCTACTTAGACGCCCATCCAGGGCCACAGGGGCCATCAGGAACAATTACTATAGGAACTATTTCCACGGTAAGCGCTTCTACTCCAGCAGCCGTTACAAATGTAGGAACATCATCTGCCGCAATTCTTAATTTAACTTTACCAAGAGGAATCGATGGAGTTGTAGGTGGAGCGGGTCCTTCAAATATTTTATCAATAGGATCAGTCACAAGCGGATCCTCCGCAGCAGCTACAATTTCTGGAACTAGCCCATCTCAAACTTTAAATTTAGTTTTACCAGCAGGACCCCAAGGAGTAACAGGAGCACAAGGGCCAGCAGGACCTACAACACTTGCAATTGGAACTACCACTACTGGTGCGGCTGGAACAAATGCTTTAGTTACAAATACTGGTACTTCTACAGATGCAGTATTTGCTTTTACAATTCCAAGAGGAGCAACTGGAGCAAATGGAGCGCAGGGAGTACCAGGCCCAGCAGGAGATACACCAATTATTGATCCGATACCTGGGACAATATCATTAAACATTCCCACTTCATCTGCATACGGAGTAAATTCAAACTGGTATCCGCTAGCAAACAATTTATATTCAATTGGACAACCAGCCGATGTGCCAAGTGGAGTTTCTTCAAATAAATTCTGGAAAACAATTTATTCTAATACAGGAACAATTAGCACATCTGATTTAAGACTAAAAACTGATATATTGGATTCATCTTTAGGTTTAAATTTTATTAATGATTTAAGGCCAGTAAGTTATAAATTTATTGAAGGATCTGTAACTCCAGAAGGAGATTCAATTGCAGGAACACGAACACATTGGGGCTTAATATCACAAGAAGTTAAACAAGCATTAGAAAATTCAGGAGTAGATTTTGGTGGCTGGGTACTAATAGATAAATCCAATCCAGAATCAGAACAAGCATTACGATATGAAGAGTTTATTGCTCCGCTCATTAAGGCAGTGCAAGAGCTTACGGCGAGAGTTAAAACACTAGAAGAGGCGTAAGACATGTCATATAAGTATACTGTCTTGCAAGACTATCCTCTATCCTTTTACCTTCTAGATGAAGTAAAATCTGGTGAAGTAACTAATTATACAGTATTAAAAAATACCTATAGCACTTACCAAGATTTAAAAGACAATGGTGTATCTTATGCAGCAATCAGCGGTCTACCAATTATTGATTATTCTGGAAATGGTTCAGACGGATATGCAATACAATCCTCATCAATGCAGCTAATGCCCATAATTAATAGTGGGGTAAGAGGAACCCTTATTGAATCAACCTCTAATATTAAGTTAAAGGCACTAGGAATAGCGACAAACAAAAACCCAGATAGCGCTTTTTCCGTGGAGGCTTGGTTTAAACCAGACCCTACAGATATTTTAGAATATCCAATAGTTGCAGATTCATCTAATCAAATTGGAATTTTTTATAAAAACGAAAATGTTGTTTTTAAGGTTGATGCTCTAAATTATGTCAATTACAAGATATCTAAAAATCAAGTAATACATGCAGTCGGAGTTTTTTCAAAAGACAAAATTAGCTTGTACTTAAATGGATCCCTGGTAAAAGAAAAAACATTTTCCAATAAATTTAAATTTACAAATACAATTTTCTCACCAGCAATTGGTCCGTCTAATATAAATAAAAATTTTATCATTGATGGGGTTGCTTTTTACAATTATGAAATTGAAGAGTCTAGGGTCAGATCTCATTATGTGTCTGGGTATAAAGAAAGAAAATACTCTCAAATTGTTTATCCAAAAAATGGAGTATTCTTTTCATTAAATTCTGTGACAATACGGCCAGATGTATCTTACAGATATCCTGGGATTAAAAATTTTGAAGACCTATTAACAGATGACACATATTATGACTCGATAAATAATAGAATATATTTTAAAGAATCTGTGGGCGTTGAGTCAAAAACATTTTCGTTTACAGATAGAATTTATGTAAGTAATCCACAAAATATACAATCTTCTACCATATCTTATGGGCAAGATGTAAAAAACATACTAGTAGAAGTTCAAGTCCCAGGCCAGCCGTGGGTAGCTTGCAACAACAATTCTCCGCTTCCATATTACAATAAGAATCAAAATTTACAAAGCAGCATTTTAGATATACGAGTTACAATGACAACCGCAGACGCCTCTTTTGATCTTCCGTATTTTGATAAATTAGAAATTGACATGTACTCCAATAAAGATTTTTATTCAGATAATGGGGGCTCAAGAATTTATTCTGCCCACGACTATTCTTTGGGTAATTATAACTACCCAGTAAAATCACAAAACTCCTATAATGGATTAACAATGACCGACGGACGTGGGTTTTCTGTAGACACCACAAATGCATCAAGAACAATTGAGTTATTTTTTAAGCCAAACGGAACCAGCAATATATTGTTTTCATCAAATACCTCAGATTTTAAATGGACTAGTCTTGGAGTAGTTCAATCTTCTGGTATATCTGCGGTATATGTAAATGGAGTGGATGTAACTTCTAGCACTAACATATCAACCTTTTTTACAACAGGTCTTTTCCATCATGTTGTATTGGTCCTATCAAGCAATTCTACTAACATTAAATTTAATCAAAATCAGGCTGGTACTCAATACGGACTTAATAATACATACAGCAACATAGCGCTCTACCCAAGTGCTTTTACTCAGACAGAGGCAATAGAAAACTATAACCTTTATTGCTCAAATAATATACAAGCTGTGTCTGACCCAGGCATAAGCCTATCCGAAAGCGTATCTGGAGAAGACAATACAGCCTATTCAGTCAGATATTTAGACACCCAGCTGGTATAAAATTAATAATATTGTCACTTTGGTTGACAAAAACTGGACTTAAATGACAAATAATGGTAAACTGTTATACATATGAAAATATTAAATCAAAAAAGCCAAGTTATTGAAGAAACAACCCTAGGGATATATGTCTGGGAAATGCCAGACGGCAGATGGATTGGCGATGATGACGGTAATTTTCTTTCAGTTGCATCAATAAAAGGAAATAGATCTAAAATTGATTTGATAGCAAGAGAAGTAAGATCATATGGAATTCACGAAGGTTCACCTAAATTTCTAGCTGGACGTAGAAAAATTGATGATGAAGAGTTTGAGCATCAAAACGAAAGACTTAAATGGGGCCTTACCCCAGACCCACTAGATATTGGAGTCTATAAAGAAGGATTCAAGAAGGGTCCACAATAATGGCAATTTCAATTGACGATGATTTTCAAGATAGCACATCAGAAATTGCTATAAGAAATAGCTCTGATTTATTTTCTTTTAAAAAAGAAAAAGAACATTTTGATCCGTTTTCAATAGGACTTGAGGATTTAAAAAAAGTCAGAGGCCTTGGTACAAATTTTAAAAGAAAAGTTAATAGAGATTTCACAAAGTCATTTACTGGACAGGATGGCGCTCAGACACAACAGAATTTAATGGCTCAAGCAATAAGCGGCTATGCAATGTTTGACCTTGTTCAGCCAGTTTATAATTTAGAATACCTCTCTCAAATATATGAGATATCTACTTACAACTATGCCGCAATTAATGCAAAGGTTGCAAACATTGTTGGCCTAGGATATGGATTTATGGAAACAAGAAAAACAAATGATGCCATTGATGCAATTACAGATATTAGGCAGCTTGATAGGGCTCGCAGAAAATTAAATAAGCTTAAGCAGGATTTACAAGAATGGCTAGATTCTACTAATAAAGAAGACACCTTTACAGAGACCCTAATTAAGGTCTATACTGACCTAGAAGCCACTGGTAATGGTTATCTGGAGGTTGGACGTACAACTGCGGGAGATATAGGCTATATCGGGCATATACCGTCTAAAACAATGCGTGTACGAAGACTACGTGATGGATTTATGCAGTTGCTATATGGCAAGGCAGTATTTTTTAGAAACTTTGGAGATTTAGAGACCATCAATCCAATTGGTGACGCAGAAGATACTCCAAACGAAATTATCCATTTAAAGAAATACACCCCAATGAATAACTATTACGGAATACCAGATATTATTGCAGCACAAGTTTCTATTGCTGGTAATGAATTTGCTGGAAGATATAACCTAGATTACTTTGAAAACAAAGCGGTCCCAAGATATATTATTACAGTAAAGGGAGCAAAGCTTTCCCCAGAATCAGAAAGAAAACTACTTGAGTTTTTCCAGGTTGGATTAAAAGGAAAGAATCATAGATCTCTATATATCCCACTTCCCCCAGACACTCCAGACTCAAAAGTTGAATTTAAAATGGAGCCAGTTGAAGCTGGAGCCCAAGAATCATCATTTAATATTTATAGAAAATCTAATAGGGATGAAATTTTGCTGGCGCACAGAGTTCCAATAAATAAAATAGGAACTCCAGAAGGAGTTAATTTAGCCGTTGCTCGTGATGCAGACAAAACATTTAAAGAGCAGGTATGTCGTCCAGCACAAATGAGACTTGAAAAAAGAATAAATTCAATTATTGAAGAAAAGACCGATGCATTAAAAATTAAATTTGAAGAGCTTACTCTTACAGATGAAGACACTCAATCTAAAATTGATGAAAGATATTTAAGAATGCAGGTTATTACCCCAAATGAGGTTAGAATTAGAAAAGGAATGATACCTTTAGATGGCGGAGATGACGTAATTGAATTAAAGCCACAGGCTGCTGCAGAACAAAGAGCAAAAGCTGGAAATACTAGAACAAGGGATAAAGAAAGACAAAATAATCAGCCAGATATTTCTGGGGAAGCCAGGAACCCACAGGGTGATGGCAGTCAGGTTGACTAACCCTAATCGACTACGATTTGCGTTATAGTAAATAAAGCACTAAAATTGACCATATGAACATTGAAAAAAGTCAATGGTCCCACGACGGCCAAAACATTCACTTATCTGTACCCTTTACAAAGGTTAACAGAGAAAAAAGAACGGTGTCTGGATTTGCTACATTAGATAACGTAGATCAAACTGGAGATGTTGTAACCGCAGAAGCAAGCTTAAAAGCATTTGAATCATTTAGAGGTAATCTTAGAGAAATGCATCAGCCGCTTGCCGTAGGTAAACTTGTTTCATTTAATCCAGAAACATACTACGATGCAAAAACAAAAGAATTTTATAATGGAGTTTATGTTACTTCATACATTTCAAAAGGTGCACAAGATACCTGGGAGAAAGTTCTTGACGGAACTCTTTCTGGATTTTCAATCGGAGGAAAAATTAAAGACTCTGAAAATGAAATGAATAAGTCTACAGGAGAAACAGTAAGATTTATTAAAGAATATGATTTAGTGGAGCTTTCTATTGTTGATTCTCCAGCAAACGAAATGTGCAATATTGTTTCAATTGAAAAAGTAAATGGTCAATTTATATTTAAGGGCATAGCAACAAATGTTGTAACAGAAAACATTTTTTATTGCGAAGATAGCGACTCTGTTTTTATGTCAACAGATAAAACATATTCTTCCCCAGTCACTGGGAAAGATGCAGTTTTGATTGGATGGGTTGAAAGCTCAGATCAGAACAAAGCAAAAGAAATAGATAAAATTCTTGCTTCATTTAAGAAGTCAAGATTACCGTTGCCTGCAATACAAACAATTGCAAAACAGGCAAACGTAGAAGGAGGTAATAAAATGTCAGACGTAACAAACGATGTAGTTGTAGACGCTTTAGAAGCAGAAACAATTATTGAAAAGTCTGTCGATGTTGTAGAGGCACCAGTTGCAGAAGTTGCAGTTGTTGAAGAGACAACAGAAGATACCTCTGCCGACAACGTTGAAAAAGCAGCCGACACAGTAGAAGTTAAGGTTGATGAACCTGATTTTGCAAAAATGTTAGGCGACCTAAAGGGCTTTTTCTCCGATACTTTGTCAAAAGCAACTGAGGATAACCAAGCTCAGGTTGCTGATATTAAAGTATCAGTTGAGAGTTTTAGCAAAAGCATAAACGATCAAATTACAGAGTTGGCAGAAAAGCACAGCACACTAAGTGATGCTGTTGCTGATATTAAAAACACCATTAGCGGTGTTCAGAAACGTGTAGATGCCGTCGAAGGCTCTACAGCAATTAAAAAGTCTTCAGACCTTGGCGGGTCTGTGGGGTCCACCATTAAAAAATCAAAGTGGAACGGTACTTTCCTCGGTTCCGTAAACGAAATATTTAACTAAGGATAGGTGAAAAAACTATGAGCAATGAAACATTAGAAAAGGCAGTAGAAGCAGCAGGTACAACTAATACTGGTACTTTTGCTTCAACAACTGGAGGAACAGGAGTACACCGTGCATCAGAAAATGGTAACGGCGGACTTCTAAATCCAGAACAATCAGCTCGTTTCTTAGACTATATGTTCGATGCAACCGTAATTGGAAAAGTCGCACGTACCGTTCGAATGAAATCTGATACAACAGAAATTGATAGAGTTGGAGTAGGCGAGAAGCTTATGAAACTTGCAACTGAGGCAAACAGCGTTGGCGCATCAAACGCAGCTGTAACTTTCTCAAAAATATCTCTTACAACAAAGAAACTACGTCTTGACTGGGAGCTCTCAACAGAGTCTCTAGAAGACAATATCGAAGGTCCAGATCTTGAAGATCACATCGCACGTTTGATGGCAACTCAAGCTGGTAACGACATTGAAGACGTAATCCTTAATGGTAACGCAGCAGGATCAGACGCACTATACATGGCGTTTGATGGTGTTGTTAAGAAATCAAAGGCAAACGGCCGTGTTGTTGATGCAGCAGGAGCTGGAGTATCTCGTGAGGTATTCAATAAAGCACTTAAGGCAATGCCACGTAAGTACAAGCAACGCCGTGGAGACCTACGCTTTTTAGCAGGATCAAACCTAATTCAGGATTTCCTATATGCTAACAGCATTGGTACCAATCAAACAATTCCACAAGATATTGCTTCAAGCATTATCCGTGGAGCAACAGAGCCACTAGGAGGTCCAGCAGGTTATGTAGCACCATTCGCATTTGGTATTCCAATTATCGAAGTGCCACTACTTCCTGAGACACAGACTGGTGATTATGCAAGCCCATCAGGTTCACACGGAGATGTTCACTTAACATTCCCTAATAACGTAGTTATTGGTGTTAAGCGTGACGTAACTGTTTACCGATTCTTCTGGCCACGTAAGGACTCAATCGAGTACACAATGTATACTCGTGTTGGTGTTCAAATCGAGCAAGCAGACGCTTGGGTAGTTGTTAAAAACGTTAAGGTTGCTTCCTAATAATAGGATTTAACTAGCAAGAAAGGCCCCCAAGTATTTGGGGGCTTTTCATTTTAATTATAGAATGCTATAATGGATGAACCTAGAAAAAGGAGATCGAAATGTCATTTGACACATTAAAAGTTGGAGAGCTAAAAACCATTGCAGAAGACTTTGGAGTAGAAACTTCTCAACTAAAGAATAAACAAGATATCATTGCCGCTCTATCAGAAGAAGGCGTAACTTATTCGGTTTACGAAAAAACAAAAAAGGCCGTAGAAGATGCAAAAGAAGAAGTAGAGGTCCTTCCAGTATTTGACCCTAAATCTATATCAGCAGAAGATACAGTTTTGGTTAAAATGGACAGACAGAATTATAGATACGATATTTTGAGTCAAACATTTACAAAAGAACATCCCTTTGTTGCAGTAAGCAAAGAAATAGCACAGAAAATTTTTGATCAAGAGGAGGGATTTCGTTTAGCTACCCCAAAAGAAGTTCAGGATTATTACAGCTAATCTAAATCACACGACATGGAAATTATAGTAGGAACCAATGCGCCAGTAAAGCAAAGAGTTTTTTGGAAGGGCGGAATATCCACAGCAGACTCTTTGCCAGTAGTTAGGTTTTATGATATAACTGAAGACCCAGCAGTTAACCCATCTATAAATCCAGTAACTGTTTTGCACACTCAAACAGCAGAAGCAGTAGATACGGATTTTGGAGTGTACAGCGTGTACCCTCCGTTATCTCTTACCAACCGACCTAGATCATTAAAGTTAATATGGCAATATCAGGTTGAGGGACAGACCGTAACAAAAGAACATCAAATTTTTGTAGTTAAGCCATACACTGATTTAACTCAAGCTGCAGATTCTTTAGGATTTGGCTTTGATCAATCTGACCCAAACTATAAAACTTTTTTTGATCTAGTTGCAGCAGAAAGATATGCTAGAAAATTAATTGAAAATTACACACAACAAAAATTCTATTTGTATGACGATGTAAATATTGTTTATTCAAGTGGATCCGATGTATTGCCTTTGCCATGCAAATTAAACACTTTACATGAGCTTTACTTGAATGACGTCCTTTTAGTAGATAATATTAATAATATTGATAATTGGAATTTTTCTGTAAATGTTTCAGAAAGCGGTTTTGGTCTTAGAGTCAATAGGGCTAACATGCTAGATAATACTGTGTATACTGCCAACGGAATGGTTCCACCAAGTATTAACGATACTGGAAACGGAGCATTTATTAATGGTGGTACGTATAGGGTTGCTGGTCGATATGGATGGGATCAGGTTCCAGACGAAGTAGAGCTTGCATGTATTGAATTAATGAAAGACTTTTTCTCTAAGGACAAAGAGTGGCGCAATAAGTATATAAAGAGCATACAGACATTTGACTGGCAGTTCCAATATGACACATCAGCATTTAGCGGTACGGGTAATAACTATGCAGATCAGCTATTATTACCATACGTAACAAATAAAATGGTAGTTATTTAATATGAATAACCTAGTTGATTCTATTTTCAACATGAAAGTAGATGTATATCTGCAAGAAGATTATCAAGACCAGAATACTGGTGCTATTAAAAAATCTTGGATATATGCAAAAACTGTCCCTTGTTTTGCAAAAGGAATTATATCTAATTCGTCTTCTGCAAGAAGCGGGGATAATCAAGCAATATCAACTAAATATAAAGATACCAAAACTATAGAAATTAGAACACAAACTCCAATTACATATCGACAAAAAATAACTAATATTAGAGATTCATCAAACAATGTTATATGGTTTGAATTAAATTATCCAAACGATACCCCTACAGTATTTGAGATAGTAAGCTCAACCCCAATCACAGATCCCTTTGGAACATTAATGGCATATAATTCAATTGCAAAAAGGTCGGAGAACCAACAAGTTGGAGACTAGTGGCATAGCCTTATTACAAGCCGCATCGGGGCTAGAAAGATTTATGACAACACCCACACAGGCTGGAGCGCTTAAAGATAGCACAGTTGCACAAGTATCTGCTTTTTTATACTATCAGGCAAACGTAGCTGCAAAATTAACTTCAAGCACCGCCTTCCAAGAACTTTTTAAGAAAACAATATTTAACCAAGTAAATCAAGACTTTGGTAGATTCATAGATTCTCAGGCAAGAACAAAACCAAAATCTCTTCATCACGTTTACGAGTGGAACAAGGTTGGAGATAGCACAGCAAGATTATTTAAATTAAATAGACTTGGGGGGCTAGGGTTGTCTTTTAAAATTGATTATGAGTTAATGCTATCCAAGACATCGGTTCCTTCAAAAAATAGATCTCAAAGAAGCAAGTATATATTTTCTCAAAAAGCAGCAATAATGGAAAAGGGAATGCCTTTAATAATATCTCCAAAATCTGCAGAAAGATTAGTGTTTGAGGTAGACGGTAATGTTGTGTTTATGCCAAAAGGTAAATCCGTAACCGTAAAAAGCCCAGGAGGAACAGCGTCTACAAATAGATTTAATCTGGCGTATTCAAGATATTTTAGCGGACCACTTGTTAGCAACTCAATTAAAGCTTCTGGATTTCAAAGCTTATTTGGCGCAAAGTTTAAACAAGCAATGAAAGTGCCTTCTTCTATCAAAAAAGTGCAATATACATTTAGTCCAGGTACAATTAGATCACAGGCCGAGGATGCCTTGATAAAACAATTTGGAGGTGTCGCATAATGGTAGATTATGGAATAGATGCAATTTATGAGATACGCAAGCATCTATGGCAAGAAATTCAAGACAATAATATACTAGATGCAAATTCATATTATAGTGATAATTTAGGAGAAGCAATAGTCCCAATTATCCCAGTTCAGCAGTCCCCAGAACTAAATCAATTTTTAAATGGAAAAACTCATATAGTCTATGACAAAATGGGAAGCACCTATGAAGAAAACTGGATGGTATGCTGTGAAAAAATATCATTTACAATATATTCAGTAGATTACTCTGAAATTAATGAAATTAGAAATTTAATGATAGATGTTTTCAGGCGTATGGATGACTCGGCAAAAGACTTAAATAGATCTAAGACTACTAATAAGATCATTTTTTTCAATACCCTAATACTAGAGATGTCTCCCACAGAGCCATCCGAAGAGCTGGCTGGGTTCCTGTCGGCCGATGTGATATTAGAGGTTAAATATGCAAGAGACGTATCTCCTAGGGGTAGGTTTTATTAGTTTGCGTTTGGGCCGCTTTTAGGATAAACTTAGTCAAGAGGAAAAGCTTAGCCAGCTTAGATTTAAAGTAAGTCAATATATATATATGTTTATTTAACAGGAGGTTTTACACATGGCACAAAATATTGGTAATGCTAGAAACATTCTCGTTGGTGCGTCTCCACTGTTTTTATCAGTAGAAGATTCAACCACATCAGGATATGTAGAAAACATGGTACCAGG